GGTGGTGCCGCAGCGTCGGGCACAGGTGCTGCTTCTGGTGTTACTTTTGGTGGCGGCGGTGGAGGCGGCGGACACTATGGAAGCGGCTCAAGTGGGGGCGGCAGTTATGGTGCTGGTGGTGGCGGCAGTAGACAAAGTGGCGGTGGTGGCGGCGGAGGTGCTGTTTTTATTAAATATCCAGATAGCGCAACAATTACAATTGGTGCGGGTTTGTCAGGGTCTACTGGGGCTGCATCAGGTGGTTTTAAAACAACAACGATTACTTCTGGTTCAGGAAATGTAAGTTGGGCATAATGGCACACTACGCATTTATAGATTCAAACAATGTCGTGGTCAAAGTGATCACGGGCGTTGATGAAACAGTTACACAAGATGACAACGGCACAGAAGTTGGCGGCTCAACTGAAGCCTGGGAATCTTTTTACGCAAATCAACCTTGGCATGAAGGTCTTACTTGCAAACGAACTTCATATAACAACAACATACGTGGCGTATATGCTGGAATTGGTTATACCTATGATGCTGAAAAAGATATTTTTTTACCTCCAAAACCTTATCCTAGTTGGGTTTTGAATGAAAGTAATAATTGGGTATCTCCAATTCTTCCCCCAAACAGGGAAGATAATCCAGAAGCTAGTTATTCATGGGATGAAACAAATCAGAACTGGGTTATTGCAGACTAGAATTTTAGTCTATGGATAAAAAAACCGAAGTTTTGATAGAGACCTGGTTTCCCAAAACTATATATAGTGCAACTAATCTACATCTTTCTAATTTACCTAAATATAAAAAAGAAATTCTTAAAGTAATAGCAAAGAAAAGTATACGAACTGACGCAAACTATGTTGAAACAACTCACGGTATACGTAAAGAAGATTTAAAAAACAATTCGATTTTTAAAGCACTTAAAAAAGATATATTAACTCACGCAAACAATTACAGCGAAGCTTTAGGTTACGCCTTACAATTCCAAATAGGAAAAATGTGGGCAAACGTAAGCAAGAAAGAAGATTATCTTTTTCCTCATAACCACCCAAACAGTTTATTAAGCGGAGTTTTTTATGTTAGTGCTAACGAAAAATTAGACACTATTAAATTTTACAACAACATTGATAGCATGTTATTGCCTGTTCCGAAACAAAACTTGAACGAACTAAGTTACGAAACATGTACGCATTCTTGCATCCCAGGTAAATTACTTATTTTTAAAAGTGATTTTCTGCACGGCTGTCCAGCGCTTAAAGGTGAGGAAAAAATAGTGATCTCTTTTAATATCACTTCAAACTAACGTGGGTCGCAATTTAACTAGGTGGCTAATACCGCTACCAGCAATCCTGTTTGCAGTTTTCCCACAAACCGCCAACGCTGAACCGACACCAGGGTTAGCAACCACCTACTACACAATCGACGAAATACCGCCAGTTCGGTCAACATCCAAATATCCTGTCTGCGGATCAGAGGTCGAGAACAACATCAACCGCAGCTACAACGGTGAACCGTTTGAGAACTGCACCGTTGATTTGTTCATGGTCCACATGACAGGGTTCATTACTATCCCTGAACACAACACGATTGCGTTTTGGTTGGCTACAGATGATGGTGGAAGAATTAACATTGATGGCAATGAGTGGGGTAACTGGAATGACCGACATTGCAGTTGGATGGCATCAGGTCAACTACAACTAGACGCAGGTAGTCAACCTTTAGAATTATGGATGTACGAGAATGGCGGAAACACCTGTCTAATGCTCGCATGGAACATTAACAACACAGGTTGGGCGATAGTCCCTGACTCGGCGTTTACAACAACGACTTTACCGACGACAACAACGTCCACCACAACAACCACATCATCGACAATAACCACAACAACCCTGCCAGAGACCACAACAACATCTTCATCTTCGTCTTCATCTTCCTCCTCGTCTTCTTCCTCGTCTACCACTACATCTAGTACTACAACTACTACAATTCAGGAGACAACCACTACATCATGGGCCCCAACTACAACATCCACGGAGTCGACGACGACAAGTACTACTACTGTAGTTCAAACGACTGTCCCTGCAACGACAACTACGACATCTTTGCCAGTAGCCACGGCAACGACAACGACAACAGAAGTGCCAGAACCCACGGTAACGACCCTTCCTGAAGAAGAAGAAGAGGTGTCAGAAGATACTCTAGAAACAACTACTTCTACTCCTGAAGAGACTTATCCAGAAGAGACTTATCCTGAGGAGACTTATCCTGAAGATACTTTTGTTGAAGAGATTGCTCCTGACGAAACAGATGCCCCAACAACAACAGAATCGCCAGAGGAATATACACAAGATACAGAAGAAGAATCGCCACAGTTGTCATCAACTACCACCTTACCTGATGTCCCAGCTGATGAGCCAGTTACTGATGAGCAAGTAGAAGAAATCTTAGAGGACCTTACCGAGGCTGAACCTGAACAGATCGTTGCTGCTGTTACCCAACTGTTGGCTGCGGAGATTACTTCGGATCAAGCCACCGAGATTGCTTCAAGTCCTGAGGTGTTGGCTGCTATTACTGAGGATCAGGCCGAAGAGTTGTTTGAGCAGATTGACGTAGAGAAACTAACTGAGGAACAGTTAGAAGAGTTTACGGAAGCTATTCAAGAAGCCCCTACTAAAGTCAAGAAGGCGTTTGAGAAAACCATTGATATCTTTGGCTCCCAGTTTGAGGACTACGTGCCTACAGGCTCGAGCATCCCCGTTAAGACACGTAGAACCCTTGTAGCTGTTGGTGCTTTAATCGCAGCAATGCCATCTACTAGTATTAAACGTAAATGAAACGGATTGTAACCTACATTATGGAGAACACCTGGACATGGGTGGGAACGGGCATGGTTTTAATTACCTTGTCTGGTCCAACTTTGCGTCAAGCTCTGTTGCTTACTGGTGTGGGTATTTTAATTCATTCATTAATATCCCTTACACAGAAAGACACAGAATGAACTCAATGATTGCTAAAACTTTGGACCTTTCACAACGACTTGTTTCGTTGTTTATTGCATCGGCTTTGCCGATTATTACTGGTGGTGCAATCCTTGGAGTAGATGTAGTTAAGTCTGCTGGTGTTGCTGGACTTACAGCTTTGTTTGGTGTGGTACAGAAACTTGCTGCTGCTTCAGTTGATGGTGAACTTACATCAGAAGAAATCTCTGCTGCTTTTGGTACTAAAACTAAGAAGAAGTAATGAAAAAGAATTGGCCTATCGTTAAGGTTGTATTGCCTGCGGATCTTAAAGGTGTGAAACCTGGTGCCCTTCCAGACTCACTTCTCCGAGACACTCAACCTTACGGTAGGCTTCATTGGCGTGCAGCTGATGCATATCATGCGATGCGTGCAAAGGCGTTAGCTGATGGGATTAAACCGTTTAAGCCTACGTCTGCGGGGGATACATACCGTACGCTTGCTATGCAAACAACAGCATTCTTGCAGCGTTATCAGAAAGAACCTATTGCTGGTGCTTCAACTCGTACTTGGGATGGTGTTAAGTGGTACAAGAAGTCTGAGAAGTTAGCGTCGCTTGCGGCGCCAGGTACGTCTCAACACAACCTTGGTATCGCCGTGGATATCAGCGAGGCAAGTGGTGAACGTTTTGAGTGGATGCTTGCTAACGCACCAGCGTTTGGATTTAGCTGGGAAGTAGTTCCCGAAGAACCATGGCATTTGCGTTTGGTAACTGGAGATAACCCTACCCCTGCTGTCCAAGCATGGGTCGATTCACAGAAAGCCGTATGACGTGGACGGGGGCTGGGCGCTAGTACTCTCTGCTGTAGTTACTACCGTAGGTGGAATTCTTGTTGCAGTCATATCTCAGTTCCGAAAAGAAAACAGAGAAGATCACGCTGTTGTTTCTGGGATGCTTCAACATATATATAAAAGTGTAAAGGGAGTTGAAACGAAAGTGGACAAAGTTGAGCACAAACTCAACGACCACATCAAGGAACATACCCGCAGTTAGTTAGACCTGTCTGTGCCCCCCGTCGGGTTGCCACAGTCCGACTCCCTATTTCAATCACAGCGCCTTGCCACATGACGTGGCAATCGACCCAGGTTCCCCTGTTTACGTCCCACCCCTTGCGACAAGGGCACAACCATGCGCCTAATAAATTGTGTTCACACAGTAGCGTAATGCTTGCCAAGTTGCAACATGTGTACTATAGTTTCATCGTAGCCCAGAGGGGTTTTGGTTCTTCCCTTCCTTTGCCCTCTGGGTTACACTTAACAAACGGGAGGAAACATGAGCAAATTCAAAGAATCATTAAAGACAAAAATCAAACTTAATCCACGGGAAGCAATCAAACAATTACTTGACAAAGAATCTTACGCAGATTTTGAAGCAGCTTTGAAAGATCAATCTGTTTCATCGGCAGCCATTGGATCCACACTCCGAGAGTTTGGAGTACAGGTATCCAACATGACTATCCAACGCTGGAGATAACGTGAGCAAATTCAATGAGGTTATCCAACTCGAAAGTAATCTAATTGAATTAAAGAAAGCATTGTTGCATAGCCAAAGATCTGAAGCAAAAGCAAAGTTCAAGACAGCCAACCTAATAGAAGCTGTGTATGAAGCAGCAGCTAACTCGCTGCTATCCACTCCACGCCCAAAGATTATTCCTCCACTCAAGGATGCAAGGAAAGGTAAACCAGAAGTAGCTCTTGTTCATCTTACCGATTGGCAAGCTGGCAAGAAAACTATTTCATACGACATCCCTGCATTGTCCTCTCGCATAGAGGAGATGATTAAGAAGGTGTTGTCTCTGACCGAGATTCAACGAGCACATCATCCAGTTAAGGAATGCGTAGTCATGTTGGGTGGCGACATGGTGGAGGGTGTTGGAATATTTCCAGGCCAACAATATGAGGTGAGCGCACATCTATACGAACAGTTGTTCGAGGTGGTTCGCATCATTGAGGGATGCATTCGCTCGCTTGCCCAATCGTTTGAGAAAATCACAGTCGTGTGTGAGTTTGGCAACCATGGCAGACTAGGTAAAAAAGGTGAGATGCCAGCAGGTGACAACATTGATCGCATGGCTTACCAAATTGCTGCAAACAACTGCAAAGATATCAAGCACGTCAAGTGGCAGATGTCGGATGATTGGTATCAGATCTTCCATATTGGAAACTACAAAGTGTTATTGGTGCACGGTGACGAGATCGGTTCATTCGGAAACATCTTGCGCAAAGTATCAGCTTGGTCCACGGGTGTAGTAGAACCATTTGATGATTGCTACATGGGGCACTTCCACACCCCAACCGCATTAACTATGGCTAATGGTGGGCGCATCTTTGTTACGGGTTCACCAGAATCACACAACGAATACGCACGCACATTCATTGCTGCCGTGGGCAAACCATCGCAGCGCATCCACTTTATTGACCCAGACAAAGGGCGCGTGACCGCAGAGTACGTGTGTTGGCTATGAGACTTGCTTGCCAGCATTGCGACGCAATCATCGAGCATGATGAGACAAAAGTGGCTTCTTGTCTCTGCGACCCAGATGCCCCAACATGGATAGCAATAACCCGCGAGGGTCGAATCATGTCCATGTCTCACGCTAGCTACGAATACCTACCAAAGGCACAGTCATGACACACACACGCGCGCGCCTGTGCGCGTGCATAAATAAAGGTGTGCCCCCGCGCGACCCAATCTGCGGGGAGAAACCAGACGATGACGAAGAATGAACTCACCTATATATATGTGACGTGGATCGACGCGCACTCGGGCGGGGAAACGTGGACCAACATACGTGACCTTGACCAAGATCCCGTGCTCGTGCGCACGGCAGGATTTCTTCTGCCCCAGTCTGACGGTGGCAAAGAAGGACACATCACCATATATCAGAGCATCACCCCAAACGATGACGTAGACCATGTTCTACATATACCCACAGCAATGGTCAAAGAATTCAAGTGCATCCAAATAAATCTTGAATCAAAGGTTGTGTCCATCCCCCTGACGTGATACGTTTGTATTACACGAAAGGAAGAGGATGAACAGATACACAATCAACAAGCCAGAACACGGCAGCCAAGAATGGTTAGAGGTACGTTGGCGCAACGCCGAAGGGCTATCACGAATCGCTGCATCAAGCGCAGCAGCAGTACACAATGAGCACGAGTACATGACACCAGGAGATCTTGCAGTAGAACTACTTGCTGACGAAGCACCGCAACCCAAGCCAGCCAACGCTGCAATGGAGCGAGGCAACCGACTTGAACCAGTCCTAATCCAATGGACATCCGATCTAGAAGACATTGCTTTGCTTACCCCAGACATTATGTATTGCTTCGAGAATGGAGATGCTCGCATGATTGCCACACTTGACGCAATCACCAGCGATGGCATACCGTTTGAAATCAAGACAACCAAGAAACGTTGGGAAGGTGTACTGCCACGTCAATGGTATTGGCAAGGCGTACAACAATCCATCTGCGCAGGTACTAATCAAATTGAATGGCGCATCTTTGACAGCGATCTTGAGCTGCATCAGTACACGCAGATCATTACGTCCGATGAACAACAGATACACATCAGCGCAGTTGATGAGTTTCTGAATCTAATCGAGCAAGGATTGGTGCCTGAGGTAGCAAAACTTTCTTACGATAACGTATCTGATCTGTACAACAAGTCATCAAGTACACAAACGATTCTTCCACCGACAGCAATAGAGATTGTCAATCAATTAGAACAAGCAAAGAAAGCAAAGAAAGAACTTGACGAACTTGAAAGCAAACTCAAAGCAGAGCTTGGTCTAATGATGAAAGAAGCAGAGGAAGGAATACTCAACGGCGATATCGTCGTAACATGGAAGACACAGACACGCAACGTGTTTGATTCATCAAGGTTTGATAAAGACCATCCAGTCTTGTCAAAGAAATACAGGAAGGATACGGAATTCCGTGTCCTTAAAACAAAGGTAAGGAGATAACAATGCCAGGGTTCAACTTAGATAACTACGAAACAGTAGAGGACAGACTCGTAAAGTTTTGGGCTGACCACACAGATGGTCGGATCAATACATCTATCCACTACTACGATGACACACGCATCCTTGTGCGGGCAGAGGTTTACTTTGACCGTGAAGATGTAAGACCAGTAGCAACGGGATACGCAGAAGAACTACGGGGTGCAAGCCCAGTAAACCGCACATCCCATGCAGAGAACGCAGAGACCAGCGCTATCGGCAGGGCTCTCGCTAACTGTGGATACGCAGCCAAGGGTGCACGCCCTAGCCGTGAAGAGATGCAGAAGGTAGAACGTGGGGATGTCTTGGTTTCACGACCTATGAATCCAACCGTAATCGTAACCAAAGATAATACCGTGAATGAAATCATGGAGGAGTTGGTTAGCAACGGTGCTACTTATGTAGAGGATGAGCAGAAGCCACGAAATATCTCGATCAAGAATCCGAACGAGCCAGCATCACCAAAGCAATTAGGTATGTTGCGTGCAGTACTACGCAGCCAGGGTATCTCCGACAACAAAGAGGTACTTGATTTGTGCAGCGCAGCAATCAACCGCAATATCTCCAAGCTTGACGAACTTGAAAAGGGTGAGGCATCAGCGCTTATCACCCAATACAAGTGAGCAAGAAAGCCAAGACTTTGATTACCATCCGTTTGGATACCGAGTTGATTAAGCAGGTCAATCAGGTATCCAAACGGATACATTCCACAAGATCAGAAACAATCAGAGTCTTACTTAAAGAAGCACTCGGACAATACAATGGATGAAAGGAAGGGTTACTGTGAAGGCAACCAAGATAAGTGCAACGCAACGGGATGTCCCCTATTCGGAACACTCGGGCGCCCCAGTCGTGACGGTGCGCGTAGGATTCGCAACTGTGGCGACCCTGCAGCTAGGGGTAAACGTAACAGATCTAAAGGGGATTCAAAAGCACGTCGTGCCCGTAAGAAACTTGGGTTGGGTGGTCATCTTACCCGTCACGAGGAAAACTGGGGTGGTGCTTTTCGTACCGAGGTCAAAGCGGGCGCGCAAGTTGGTCCGATTTATACACGATTCAGAGACGCGAAAGCACAGAGTGATCAAGCAAAGGCGTTGGGTGACAATCGCCCATTTGTGATGGTCGCAATGCCAGACGGAACAACAGAAGGTATCGTGTTAATTACTCTTACCGAGTTCACAGAAATCATAAGCCTTATTCCATAAGGACTTCAGGAGTTTTACTATAATGGGAGGGAACAATGAACATACTTATACGGTGTATTGCCGTACCTTTGGCAGGGATAATTGCTCTGGGTTCGCAGGCTCAAGCAGCAATCGCACCCTCATCAGCTTCCACCTTTATTGGTTGGGAGAGTCAATTACCAACCATATACATCAAGCACGAGAGGCTGGACTTGCCAAGACCCGTGACCTTCAAACACGGGGATATCTCTTGGCTACCGAGCTTGGCAGCTCAGGCTGGGTGGCCTCGCTCGACATGGAACAAGCTTGGTCAGATAATCCTGAGGGAATCAGGTGGCTGCCCTAACCGTGCTGGCGGGGATATGGTTGATAAAAACTGCAATATAACTGGGGTTTCCGAGTGGAGCCATAGGTCAGACACAGGGTTGCTGCAGATCAACGGGGTACATTGGAAGCAGGATCATGCCCAATACCACGGACTTATCTGCAAGAGACTTAAGGTGTGCGAGCAGTCTATACTGTTAGACCCGCTCACTAACCTCATAGCAGGCAAACTCCTTTACGATGTCGCGGGGTGGAGTCCCTGGGATATCGGATAGAAACCAATGAAAGATAGAAAGGAATGGGATATGGAATTAATGAATGAGTTCTCCTTGTTTAACAAGGACTTTAGCTGGGGTGACGAGGCAGCCTGCAAAGGTATGCCGACCGACATGTTCTTTCCAGAGCGTGGCAACAGCGGCTCAGAAAGAAAAGCAATCAAAGAGTTATGCGGAGGTTGCGAAGTCCAGCAGCAATGCCTAGATTTTGCAATCGACAACTTCATTACCTATGGTATTTGGGGTGGCATGACATTGAATGAAAGACGTAGATACAAGGCGAGGGTTGAGTGGGCGAAGAAATCATCATGACAGACGAGATGTTAGTTAGCGTATCCAAGTTCTTACGCCGTGCTTTTGTTGGCAGAATGGAAGAAGAAGAACTTGTTAATTGTGTAGCAGTAATTGAGAACGAGATCACAAGAAGGAGAGTTGATGCTGCCAGAAAACATAGATCGATTCGTTGATAGGTTGTGTGCGCTGTACCCCAACAGGCAGGTAGCACGCAACACAATCAAGTCTGGTTGGAGAGTAGACAAAGAACTCTTGGCTGCATCGGTGAACATGTGTCGCAGGGTTATTGATATTGTGGAAAGAGACGGAGATTTTCCATCACTACATAGAATCAAGACTTTACTGAAAGACATGAGACCCAATGATCAGATCACCACATGTACGGTTTGTAACGGGTCGGGTTGGGGTGAAAGATACACAGCACTATCGGAGATTGGCAAAGAATACACATACGTCAAGCCATGCATATGCAGGGAAGGGATAACACATGAAACGTCATTGGAATTGCAGCACTTGTAACAATCAGATAGTTACTTATGTAGAGTTATCTGAACCACCAACGTGCTCAAACCATCATTCAATTAAACAAATGGAAGAGAAAGGGAAACGAGATGAACATTCCGAAGTTTCAAACTGAGGACTTAGAAGTAATGGAGAACCTGTTAGTTGAGTTGTTAGTAGCTGCACTCAGGGCACCCAACCATATCCGTGGTCCGATAACCGACTTGGCTATTGGCATATCAAATCACCTACCAATAGAGGCAGTAGAACGCAGCAAAGAGTATTCTTTGTACAGAGCTAAGCAAGGAGAACAACGTGGAGTTTGAAGAACATGTAGATCAGATTTTGCGTGAAGCGTACGACAACATCATTGAAGAAGGATTAAAGCGAGAGCTTGACGACTTCAAAAAGATAGAAGATTTCTTGACATCCAAAGGATTGATTGAGGATTCATCAACCGAGATTTGGTACATGAGTATGAACGATGATCCCAATATGGAAATCGTTAATCCAGAAGAAGAAAGCGAAGAGAATGATCAAGCATTGGCTATCAAATACAAAGGAACTTACGAAGATCTTTATGTAGCGCTGCAAGATTCAGAGATGATTCACGAATGCAAAGCAGACAAATGCGTGGGCATCATCACTCGATCAGAAGCATGGGCCTCAGAAAGCGCAGCGTTTACAGACAAGAAACCAATTGATTGCGACGACAAAGTAACTATGCATATCACCACCCTTACTACACCACGTGGTGTCCATGTCATTGTGCGAAATAACGATAACGTGGATTGCGCAACTTATCCTAAATCTAAAATCAAAACAGGAGAGAATGAATTAGTAGACGCATTATTTAATGCGTGCTTTCATTGGTAAGCGCTACCAGTAACGACTGCTACCAGTAACGAGTTGGCTTTTTCGCGCGCGTATGTGCGCGCGCAGGCGCAGGCGCAGGCGCACGCGCGCGCGCTGCTTATTTTCGCAAAAAATTACCCCCCCGATTGACGGCGAGTTTTTTTGCTAGCATTGACCGAACGCAATTTTTGCTTTGCGTTTAACAAAAAAAACAACAAAGGGAGATTATAACGCTATGGACATTGACGAAGTATTACACGCCATTACAAGAGTTCAGGCTGAGAAGTTGGTTAAATCAACTAGAAGTTTTAACGATGAGTTGGTCTATAACCAAGTAGAACTGCCTTTAATTAAAGAAATTAAACGGGTTATCCGTGAAAGATTTGAGAGTAATACGCTCTCAAAGTAATAAGCAATAACAACAACAACAACAACAAAGGGAGATAAAGAAATGGAAGCAATAGATACACAAGAAGTTCAAGGGTTTAGCAGCCCTTGGGAGAAGGCAAGTTTCGCTTTAAGTAATAACTTAGGGCGAGTATTACTATACGGCAAGCCAGGAACAGGTAAGACATACTTCGCTATGAACTACCATACAAATCCTGAGAACGCTTACCGTTTAGTTTGTACAGAGGAAATGACTGACGCAGACCTTATCGGTATGTATAAGCCAACAGTAGTTAATGGCTCAAAGGAACTTATGTTCCACGAAGGCGTTGCTATCAAGGCTTGGCGAACAGGTGGTCGTTTGGTCGTTGATGAAATCAACAGAGTCAATGGCGATATTGAGAGTCGCCTTATGTCTCTTATAGATACTCACGCTAGTTCATCTTGGCAGAACCCTGATACGGGTGAAACGATTAAGCCTGCTCAGGGCTTTAGCGTTGTAGCCACTATGAACGGTGAGCCAGAGGACTTAGGGCGTGCTATCCAAGACCGTCTAGTAGTCCAACTAGAAATCAACGAGCCACACCCTGACGCTATTGCTAGTTTGCCTGAATACCTTAGAGACTTAGCCTTCTCTGTGGTATCACGAACTACACAGTCAGACCGTTATTCGTTAAGAAACTTTGTGGAGTTTGCTCAACTCTATGAAAAGACTAACGACTTACACAAGTCAGTTGATATCTGCTTACCGAACATAGCAGAGCAACTCATTGACAGTATCAGCCTTCAGAAGGTAGAGGCACAATGACCCCTACACTCAGAGAGGTTGCTATAAGCACCGAACTAATTGTTCACGGACATAAGAAGGGCTTTAACTATGGTGAAGCCCAACTCTTAGCCATTGAGCAACTCAAAGAAGGTAGTGCCACTTTGGTCGATGTCTTTACGGCAGATACCAACGGAGATATCTACGACCTCTTAGAGGGCAACGGCGTAGCCAATGTGCTTAAGACTCACAATTTTGTGGGTCTAATCACTACAGGTTGGGCTGCCCCAATGAGGGAAGAAAGCGAGCCAGAGATACAAGCAAGCAAGCACCCTGATAGGCAACGAGTTAGGTTAGTTATTGTTGCCGATAAGAAAAGTGTTTGTTCGGTAATCAGGTTAGAGAACAATGAGGAAGTGATGGTTGATGAGGGTAGCGCAACAGGCTCACTCAATGACGCACTTCGTAAAGCAATCAAACGAAAGGGGAAGTAATGGAAGGCGACAAAATAACCTTATGGATAGACCATCTCATAGTTATTGTTATGGTCTGCCTCTTTATTGGTTATCAAGTTGGTGCGTTTATACACACCCTTGATGAGCGAGAAAGAGAACGAGAGAACCGTTATTGGGCTAAGCGCAAGTCAATGCGTAATCACCCAACTTACAAAGGGAGAATACAATGACAACTAAGCACAACACCGTAGTCCCTGAAGCATTGGGGCAACGACCAGAGTTAGACCATAACCGTTATCAGTCAGGTGGCACGCCATTGGACTTTGACGGGGTAAGCGTTAGTTTCGGAACACCCACTAAGCCTCATAGTTATCAAGCCCCTACGGGCGACGGTCTAACAAGCCGTCGCCTTAGGCGTTTTGCTTTGACGCTTAGCAGGTTTCAGTTGCCTAACTCTAAGCAACTTGCTAAGCGTTGGAAAGTTAAGCCAAGCAGCGTTAAATACGCTGAGCAGATATTTGCTATCAACGCATACAAGGAAGCATTTAATGACGACCCAACTATAGGCACTATGTCTACAGAAGTGTTGGCAACAATGCTTAGCGAGCCAAGCCCCAATAGCGAGTTGTTTGGTAAAGCCATAAGTTACTCAAATACGGAAGCGTTTGACAACTTAGTGCTTGAGATAGGCAACGAGGAAGTTCGGGACTTGTTGGTTAATTTTAACAATCACCTGAAAGGTATCTACGGCTCAGGCAGTTGGCGTTGGCGAGAAGTTAAAGATATTAACTCGCCAAATGACTTTCGCCGTCGCCGTGCTAGAACTTCTTATCGGGACTTGGCTAGAGAGATTGACAGACTCTCAATGCTTGGCGAGAAGACCATACAAGACCAAGAGAAAAAAGAGAAGCGAATAGGTGAGTCTTATGAGTATGGCAACGGTAAAGAATATACAGACGGTTCAGATAGGTGGTATCCGTTGTATGTCTCTAAGCCTGAGTTGCCATTAACTCATACAGGCAAACTTGGCAGGAAAGTTATCTACACAGATACAGGTAGAGCGATTAAGAATATCGGTCGCTTGTTCTCTGACCCTGAAGAGCGTATATTTACTCGCAAGACTAGAGCGTTAGGAGCAGTCGTTGTTATTGACTGCTCAGGTTCTATGTCGTTAGATGAGAGTGATATCGACGAGATGATTAAAGTCTCGGCAGGTGCTACGGTGCTTTGCTACTCGTCAGACTCTATGCCAAGCCACGATAACCCCAATGCTTATGTCGTTGCCCGTAAGGGTCGCAGGGTGCGCAAGTTGCCATACTTTCACGGTGGTAACGGTTGCGACGCACCAGCGTTGATGTATGGCATTAAGGTTCTTAGAGAAAGTTCTCGTCAGCCCGTTATTTGGATTAGCGACGAGATGGTTACAGGCAAAGGAGATAGTGGTGGTATGTCTCTAAGAGAGGAAACAAACAGAATAAAACAGCGTTATGGCGTTATTGTCTGTGGAACTAATCACCAAGCAATACAAACACTAAAAAAACTACAAGGAAAGGGATAGAACAATGGAAGACAAAGACATAATGGCAGAACTACAAGCGATTGTGGATAAGGAAAGTGAGCGTATTAACAAGCCTTCAGACGCTATGTCTGAGGGTCTTGCGATATTTGAGAACCTGATGACTGCGTTTGAAAAAGATATACCAGACTCAGACTCTCACTTGTTTATCGTTACGCCCTTAACGCCTCAGCAAATTAAGCAGGCTAGGAAAGAGAACATAGCCAAGTTAGTTCCTAACGGCTTAAGCGAAGAAGATAACAAAGATGCTGATGGGGGTAAGGTCGAAATGATTACCGACTCTATCCCAGCAGACGAAATGCTTAGTTTCTTAGGAGACTTTGAGTCTGCGTTAGTGCTTAGTCAATGGAAAGAGCCAGCAGGTATTATCGCTAGGGTTAAACGCAACGGAGAACGCTTACAGGCTATGGCTTTAGGGCAGGTCTTAGTGTTCCAAAAGCAATTAGCAACAGGCGACAAGATAACTAAGTCTTGGAATACCAGCAAAGACACAGCACCTGAGCGTGATGAGTTCGCTAATGGGTATGAGTATAAGTTCTTAAAGAACACTTACACCCATTTGATGACACCCATAATGCTTAAAGAGCAAAGCCCAACAGGTTATGAGTTGGTGCTAGATATGATTAAGACTCGTATCGCCAAAGACATTGAGTCAGACGGTGGTTATCGGGGCTACGACAAAGACCCTGACGACATAGACGAGTGAGTTCCATAACAAGAGAAGGGAGAGTGAGGTATATGACTTAATGAGCAAAGTATTAACCCTAGTTGTGTTTGTTGTAGTTTGGTTAATATCAACTGACCATTAGGGCGTTGAGTCCTCTAGAGGCTTTATATCCCTTGTGCCTCTAGGGGACTACACCCTACTGCTACCACTACCGATAGTGTTAATGTCTTACGCATAAGCCCTATGCGCTAACCCCTTAAGCCTTTAAGTTATTCCTAATATGGGGCAATTTTCGCTAAGTTGCGAACACTCGCAAACGGTGCTAGCGTTGATGGTGTCGTAATCAACCGATTACGGACTAACCAAATAAACGAAGGGATATCGTTATCGCTACTAAAAGCAAGTCAGGCGTATCTGACAAGTCAGTAACTTACCGATGGGGCTTAGTCTCAGGAAGTAAGAAGGAAGGAAACACCGTATGGGGTATCAAGGTTTACGAAGGTATGCCTACTCCTACGGCAGGGACACTCGTAAAGGTTGTGAACCGATACGGGCAACCAAATTGGCAGAAGGTAGTAGCCAAAGTTAAGTCAGTAGGCAGGAACTACGACGAAGGCACTATGGCTTATGACCTCTACGAAGTAGAGGCGTAGTCAGTTAGTGGCTTAGGCTCGGTAGGCTTCTAGGCAACTAGGGGTCTGCCGAGCCACCCTACCCTAAGGGGGGGGTAATAGCCGTCCTGTATATGTGTGGATTTGTTACATTTTCTGTGGTGAACGGCGCTAGTTTGTGTGTATACCGTACACATACGCTAGTTAACTGTCACGAATCAACCTAGAGTTGTCAGCTCCCCCCACGGTTCGCATCCTTTATGGAGCAGGTCGCCGTAGCCAAGTATTTAGCCGACACCTTAGTTGATGATGTATCGTTCATCACGTCGCTTCTCCCAGTCATGGGAGATCTACCCCAGTTACCTGGTGTTCAATGCCCCGCTCTGTGCGAATAGAGTACGGCCCGTGCGTTTAGTCGGTTGTGAGTGCTGCCACTCTAGCACCATGGTGTACACTTAACAACATGATGAAACCAAAAAATAAAAATTTTTATGGCTCTCTTGCTGAATACAAGGAAAGCGAAACTAAAGCCCTTGATGCTGACGCTCGACGCAAGACCGTGGAAGGAATCAAGTACGTGATGGCGGAACAAGTGGAAGCTATGAACATGCGTGCATCGTTTGATCCGTATACTTCTTTTGAACCACAGGTAGAGAAGCGTCTCGCAGAGAACGCTAAGTTTTTGTATGAGCAGCGCAATGCTTTAACCAAACCTGAATCAGTAAAGGTAACTGGTAAAAAGAAGAAGAAGTAATGGCTGCCCGTAAACCCAACTACTACGGTTCTTTGGCTGAATATAAAGAATCGATGATCCAACCAGACTCTAATGAATCCAAAGTAGATGCTGGTGGCGGTCAAAGCGATGCTGTTCGCGAACAAATTGCTTTAGGTCTTGCGGCTGTTGGCGGGATAACCCTCGCTGGTGTAGGGTTACGTGCAAGTGGTTTGCCTCAACGTTTAGCCAACACACTTAAAGGCACAACTGTTGGTTTGCATGGCTCACCTACGCCTGGTCTTAAAAGTATCGACCCACGCATTTCTCGCTCAGACGTAGAAACGGGTATCCCTACTGTTTCCTTTATGAGAACAGACGTTCCACCAAACATGAGGGCATCAAACGTTAGTGTGAATCAACAGTACGCTGGCGGTCAGGGTTCGATATATGTTGTTAAAGCAACTAAAGCAACAAGTGATTTACCTAAATTTGCTAAACCAACAAAGTTGCCAAAGTTCACCCAGTCAGCGGACAGGGTTAGACCTAATATCCAATTTCAGCCAACAGTTGCAACTAAAACAACCACGTCGGCAAAAGTATTTGCTGAGATTCCAGTTAATAAATATCCAACCGAAGATTTGTTGCAGGCAGAGGTTGCTCGTCAAACACGTTTAGCTGGTTCTTCTATGAGAACAAAAAGTTTACGCGATAAAATTGAAGAAGCTGCACGCAAGAAAGCGATGAAACAACGCGATAAAAAAAGCGTGATGTAATGTCCCAAGGTAGAAGGGCGATTTCTGCCGAAGATCGAGCCTTATTCTGGCAAGCATTGCAGTCTGGTGTATCCACAAAAGAAGCTGCACGTATATCTGGTGTTTGCTACAACACAGCAGTTAAGTGGCGTTCTAAAGCAAAAGAGACTGAAGCCAAACTTGAGTTAGAGCAAGTCAAGTTAGCTAAGCCAAGTGGTGGTAGGGGATCTGTTGAGAAAGACAGATTGGACATGGTTAACATGCCACCCGTTATTCCAGCTGGCAGATTATGTGAAAGAGCGCAACGTGGACTAGAAGACTTTGACTACTTCCGTACCGTCTATCTGGGTCGTGTCCCGTCACCGTGGCAAGTAGATGCCGCATACAAGATTGTTGAAATGCTTGAACATCCAGACAAACAGTTCATGGTTCTTAACTGCCCACCAGGTGTAGGTAAATCAACCCTGTTCCACGACGTAGCTGTGTGGTGTATTGTACGCAACCGAGCAATCCGTGTGATGATCGGATCCATCTCTCAAACGCTTGCAAAGATGTATTCACGCCGTATCCGTGAAACTTTGGAGCGCACATCCCCGCTTATCCCAGACCCAGAAATGGTTGCCAAAGGATTAGCTATCAACGCAGAAGGCTGCCTGTCTTTGGACTATGGGCGTTTCAGACCCAACCATGTTGGTGCCCTGTGGCGTGCAGAAGAATTTGTAGTAGAACAGCAGGGAGCTGGTGGTCTAGACAACAAAGAGCCAACGGTAAGTGCATACGGTATTGAATCAGAGTTCATCGGACATCGCGCCGATCTTTGTTTGTTTGACGACGTTGCATCACCAGAGAACGCCAAGGAATCTGTTGCTCGCGACAAACTAATTGAACGCTGGGACTCGATGGCTGAAGCCCGTGTTGATCCAGGTGGCATGCTCGCCGTTATCGGTCAGCGTCTTGGACCTCTTGATCTGTATGCGCATTGTCTTGGCAAGGTTGCTTACGATGCAGACGACTATGACGGATCGGACGTCACCGATGTTTCCGAAGAAGTAGAACCAGTTAAAACTTACAAGTATCATCATTTGATTTACAAGGCTTACTACGAAGAACTAGATGACGGTCCTAAATCTCGTAGACAAGACGCACCAGCATGGCCTGTTGGTCCCTTGCTAGAACCGTTCCGTCTTTCATGGAAAGATCTTTCTTATGTTCGACATAGTTCGCCATCAAAGTTTGAAGTTGTATATCAACAAAAAGATATGGCGGAAGATAATTACTTAATTAATCGCACGTGGGCAACTGGTGGTTTGGGTCCAGATGGCGTACTGTACCCAGGTTGTATTGACAACGACCGACAAGCAGGCTACGTTCCTGAGGGTTTGGTCCCGCCAGTTATTTCTATTGCATCAGTTGACCCGTCACCCACAATGTTCTGGGCTTTGCAATGGTGGTTGTATCAACCGTCAACCAACCTTAGATATCTAATTGACGTAGAACGGGTAAAGCTAACGGCAGAGGACCTGCTTGGCTACAACACACAAACCCGTGAGTTCGGTGGAATCATGGAAGAGTGGCAGAACCGTTCAATGGCTTACGGGTACCCAATCTCTCATTGGATCGTGGAAATCAACGCAGCACAAAGATTCCTTTTAGCGCACGACTTCGTTCGTAAATGGCAAGCATTGCACGGAATCAACGTTGTGCCACACACGACAGCCCGCAACAAGTTTGACGAGAACCTTGGTGTTGAAGCTTTGCTGCCACCTCTGTGGAGATCAGGGCAGGTACGAATCCCAACTATGCGTGCTAATTGGAAGACTATGGCATTTGTAGACGAGATGACTTCTTGGACTAGAGATAAAAAGAACGGCACCGACTTGGTAATGGCGCATTGGTTTGCGGAACTACACATGCCTCAACTTCGCCCACTTCACGCTCCACCGAGGATGTGGCGTCCTTCTTGGATATAGTATGTGCTATTTTGTACATACAGGATTTGGAGACTAAATGGCAAAAAAACGTACCCCACAGGAACTAGAACGGATTAAAGCTCGTAAAGAGTTTGTTCAATCAAAACCTGATCTAGATCCCGCAGAGGCACGTAAACGTTTTTACGTACAAACACGTGTACAGGAACTTGAAAAGTCTGGCGTTGAAGTAACTAAAGAACGCAGAGCTGCGCTTCGACAAAAGTTTGCTAGTGGCGGTGTGCAACGCCAAGGTTTTTATACACCAACAGATACAGCTAAATTTACTGGTGGCAGCAAAAACAAGAAAGACGAGCCAGCAGAGGCAATCACAAAGCCAGCTGCCCCAAGAAACATAACTCCATCAATGCGTGGAGCAATTTCAGATTTTAAACCAGGTAACGTAAAAGCAAGTACCAATAACGTAGGTATTTATAAAGCAGCTCAAAATACAAAAAAGAATACTCAAACCTATAATCAAATTGTTGCAGGGTTGACCAAAAAAGGTTTCTCTCCAGAGGAAGCCGACAAAATGGCAAAAATGCTTCCTGGTGTTTATGAGAGAACAGATGCAAAATATCTTGGATCAAGTAACGCGGATAAACTTGCATCAGATGCTAAAGATGCTTTGTACTCCGCAAGCGGAATGGAAACCTTTAGAGAAGGTCAAGAAACAAGAAAAACAAATGAAGTAAAAGGATTCTTCCAAGAAGCTTTAGGTATTGGCATAATGGCTGCTAATGCTTATGCACTTATAAGAGGTGGAAAAAGCGCTTTTAAAAAATTCAACACAACCAAATATGGTGGCGTCCCTCAACTTGGACCAGGCAAAGCTTCTGTTAAGCAAATTACAGGAACAAAAGCTGTTCCTCAAATTGAAGGAGTTAAACCTCCTCTTCAACTTAACAAAGCCCCGCTTCAACTTGGACCCGCCCCAACAGCACCCGCCCCTGCAGTAAGAGCTAGGGCTTCAAGGGGAACAAGAACTTCAGGGGGAACAAAAGGTACTAGAAGCACAAAAGGTACTAAAAGCACAAAAGGTACTAAAGTAACTCAAGAGGACGTACAGTTAGCAAACTATGGTGACAAACCAGTAGCTGGAACTACTCTTAACTTGGGCAAGCCAGGACAAGCAGGTAATCCTCCGTTTCGTCAATCAGCACAACCAAGCACTAGCAAAACAATTGAATGGGTTCGAGGATCCACAAGTCAAGCTCCAGTCCCACAATCTTTGGCAGAAGTTAAAGCTGTTGTTACACCAAAAGCCGTTGCTAAACCAGCAGCAAGTACACCAGCACGCACACCATTCCGTACAGTATTTAAGAGTCAGCAAGAGTTTGTTTCTTATTGGACTGGTGGTGGCAGAAGCGCATACAATGCTGCGCCACCAAGTCTTAAGCAAAGTTTTATTAATCAAAACAAAAAATACTTAGATGCTTTCAATCGTCAAACCGCAGGTCAAGCTGCTAAAGCAAAAATAGAAGCTGCTGCACAAAAAGCAGCAGTCATAGAAAAAAATACAGCAGAAGGATTTGTTAAAACAATTGTTCCAAAATCACAACAAGCTTTGCGTCAACCAGTAAAAAGAAAACCAGCAGTTAAAAAAGCTCCAATTCAAAAGTTGACTAAGAATAAAAAGACTAAGGCGAAGTAGCTATGCTTGCTGCTCAAGAGATCGTTGAGCTTTACAATCAACGAAAAAAGAATGATGGTCCCATCAAAGAACAGATGCGTCGCATCCGCGATCTTGCTAACGGCGACATCGTTGTTCCACTTAATGAACTAGATAGAAACTCTAAAACATCTGTAGCCAATCTGCTTGTACAGGGTTTAGATCAGATGTCAATGCGTGTTGCGTCAACAATGCCACAACCTTTCTTCCCTCCGACCAAAGAAGGTTCTGAACGTGCAAAGAATCAAGCACGTCAAAAGAAACAGGCAATGCTTGCTATTTGGGATCACAACAGAATGAACATGAAGTTGCGTCGTAGGGCTCGACATCTATTGGCTTATTCAAATGCTCCAGTAGTTATTAAACCAAACTTTACAACAATGATGCCAACATGGACCGTGCGCAATCCACTTGACACTTATGCTGCCCCAGTAGAAGACGCAGATGATCCGCTTCCATACGACTGCATCTTTGCTTATCGTGTAACCGTTTCTTGGTTGGTGCGCACATATGGAGAAAAACTTGTTGGGCAACTTGGTCTTAAGGATCTAGAAATTGACAAGAGATTTCTTTTGTTGGAATACGTATCCCCAGAAGGCATTCAGCTATGCGCTGTAGGTAACGGTGATGAATCCTATGATGACGGCGTTCTTTACGGCGGGTTTAGCGCAGTTATGCTTGAGCAAATTCCCAACCGTACTGGTATGCCATTGGTTGTTAATCCACGTCGCATCACCTTAGACCAACCACGTGGTCAATTTGACGGTGTACTTGGCATGTACTACACACGCGCAAGATTGCAGGCATTAACGGAGATTGCTATTGAGCGTGGCATTTTCCCAGAGGAATACTTGGTTGCACGTTCAGGCGAGAACCCTGAGATTATTCAAGTAGCCGATGGCAAGATTGGTCAGCTCGGTGTTGTTAAAGGTGGAGACATTCAGCAGCTACAGGTAAACCCTGGTTACAAAACAGATACGGCGTTGGATCGCCTTGAACGACAAGAGCGCTTAGAGGGTGCCATCCCAGCAGAGTTTGGTGGCGAATCAGGCAGCAACATTCGTACAGGTCGACGTGGTGATGCTGTGCTTTCGGCAACCGTTGACTATCGCGTACAAGAAGCACAGTCAATCTTTGAATCGTCAATGATTCAAGAAGACAAAATTGCTATTGCGATTGAGCGGGCGTACTGGGGTGCTTTCCAAAAGTCGTTCTATATTCCAGGTCGCGCAGCAGCAGGCATGGCTATCTATGTTCCAAATCAACTTTGGAATAATGATTTCCATTACGTAACTTATTCAGCTGCAGGTTCGGATGTAAACGGATTGATTGTTGGTCTTGGACAACGGCTTGGTACTGGATTAATGAGCAAGGAATCCGCACGAGAAGCAGACCCACTAATCTCTGACCCTGACCTAGAACATGATAGAATCGTTGCAGAAGGTGTTGAGTCAGCGTTACTTAGTTCTATTCAACAACAAGCGGTAGATCCAAACGGTCCATACCAACCAGAGGATCTAGCTTATTTAACCCGTTTGGTGATTGAGCAGAACGTAACTCTGTATGAAGCTGTTAAGCGCACAGATCAACGTGCACGAGACAGGCAAGCAGCAATGGTAGCCCCTGGTTCTCCAGAGGCTATGCCAGGGTTAGCTATGCCAGGCATGGGCGCAGAAGCGCCAATGCAGCCACCTCCTGGACCACAAGGATTAGACGCACTACTAGCACAACTCGGAGGCTGAAATGGCAATACGGACAGACCTACAAAACAAGGCAAACGTTATTGGTAGCACCATGACTCCAAAGGTTGGACCAAGCAATCAATACGGCGAAGTAAAAAAACTTATGGATGGGCTTAAACAAGTCCCATCTGGGCCTGCTGCTGGTGATCGTACTGTAACCGCACAGCAACCAAAAGAAAAAGTTAACTTGCTTGCAATGACTAATCGCCCCAATGAACCTATTACTGCTGGCGCAGCATTTGGCGCAGGTATGGGTCCAGTACAAGCTGGTATTCCAATACCAAACCCACTTAATGATGCGGTGATGGAATTGCGCAACATTGCACGTTTTGATACGTCTAGTGGATTGGGTGATTTAATTGATAAGTACGAGACAAGTTAATGTCTTGGCAAAGGAACTTAGATAGACAAAGCAAATCAATTTTATTGCAGGAAACTGCAATGCAACAAGAAGCTTCGTCTCGAAAACCAGTTGTTGATCCATTAATAACAGAACGTATTTCTTACATCAACAATAGAGCACCTTGGATTCCAGCCAATACTCAACTTTCGTTAGCCAAGAATTATGCAAGCGATGGAGCTGTAGATAAAGCAGCAGAACTTTATGCGCGCAACTTAAGCGATAACCCAGTTTCGGCAGGTTTTTTAACAGGCAAAGCTCAAGAGTATCTTCTTAGCGACAAAGTAAATACCGCTGTAAAAAGAGTAGCTGAAGGCAAATCTGTTGATAAAAGTTTTTTTGAAGAAGAGTTGGATCCACGCAATCTAGGCCCAAACCTTTATGGAGGTCTTAAATCTGCATCTAGGGTTGTTAGTGCTATTAGTTCTGCTGCTCCAGAACTATTGCAAAACGTTTTTTCTCTTAGCACCCTTGGCACGGAAGAAGGAAGAAAAAGAAGTTATTCGGTTAAGGATGCCTTAGAGTCTTTTAGTTTGTTTCAGTTATTAAATAACTGGGATAACCAAGGCGAGGGCTTTTTTATTTCAGAAGAACTAATGGCCCAGCAATCAGAAGCTGCACGTAGAACACGCGGCATGGTAAACGGTTCTGCTTACACTATTGGTAGAGGTGTTGCCTCGCTTACTCATTTGCCAGAAAATAGTATTTGGTATACAGGAGTTTCTGGTTTTCTCGATGTAATAACACAACTGGTTGTCCCAGATCCAACAAAGTATTTAGTAAAGGGTGCCAAGGTTTTATCTCTTGCAAGCAGAAACATACCTGAAATTTCAGGTTCTGGTAGCACCGCAAGAGAGATTGTTGATTTTGCTAGAGGGGTTGTTCCTTCAATAACTAAAGCAGACGCCAAAGCATATAGAGACGCATTAGCTTCTAGTGCTGGTCTAAGCAAATCACTTACTGGTTTGTCTCTTGATGTTCAAAAATGGGATAGGTTTATGAACACCAATAAACAAGCAGTAAAAGCTGTTAATGAAATTGCTGCAGAATCAGACGAACTTGCAATCGCGGAAAGATTTGATTGGAAATTAAGCCCAGAACAAATTCAACGTTTAGCAAAAGCCAATACAGCTGACAAAGTTAAAGAAGAATTAGTTGGAGCGTATGCAATGGGTGCAAGTACTTTAAGTACAAGCATCCAGGATATTCAGACAGGGTTTCTTCACAACCCAGTTAAGTGGACAGTAGAGAGAACTATGGGTAGTTCCAGATTGCTAAGCCAAATGCCTGGTTCTCAACTAGTCATAAACGGCAGCACAAAAGATCGTATTACTGCTGTCAAAAATATGCATCTTTCTTTAAAAGCATCGGGAGCAACGCCTGAAGTTTTGTCAAAGTTTACAAAAGAAGCACTTGATAAATTTAAATCGATTTCAACATCGGATGACCAGTATGAAGCTTATGCAGTTTACAAAGGCTACATAAAAGAAACTCTTAAACTTAACGGTGTTGAGGATGAAGTTATTCAAAGCCTGTTTGAAAGAGTAAGAGTAAGCAGAGATAGTTTGCGTACCTACATGTTGAACAGGGCAGGCCAAGAAACAGATCTTGGTTATATGAAAGTCTACGGGGACTTGCTTAAGAAACACTTTCCTGAATCTGTGTGGAATGAATTTATAGAAAAATCAGCAGAGTTTGGTCAAGCACATATGGCTTTTGCTCGACCAATGCAATTGTCTCAGTTGTTTGATCGCGTGCAATCTTTGCCAGATGCAAGAGAGCTAAGAAGGCTTACGTCAAATCCATTTATGAGAGAAGCTTTGGCATCTAGTTTTGGGCGCACGGGCAAAATTCGTCCTTTGTTTTCCGCTAGAAAAAGAAGAATGGACATCGAGGAAATTACAGATCAAGTCCAATACGACAAAATTAAAAGTCAATTAAATTCTCTTCCTTCTGGCAAAGATGAAGATTTGCTTAAGACAAAAGCTGATTTGCAAACTCAATTAAATGCATTAACAAAAACTGTTAGCAGAAGAGTTTACACAGGCGAACAATCAATAACCGTTAGTATTTTAGATGGGTTTCAAAACGCTATTTGGAAACCGCTTAACCTTGCGACAATTGGCTATATTGTGCGAAACGCAATGGATGCACAAGTGCGTATGGCTCTTGGTGGCAAAACTGGATTCCTAAATCACCCTGGCGAATACATATCTCTTTTGTTGGGCGAAACTAGATCTGCTAATAAACTAATGAAGCTAGCAAAAAAATACGACCTCTCAACTAAAGAGCGATCTATTTTGGGTGAACAACTTGTAGTTAAGGGCCCTCAATTAATTGGCAAAAACAAAAGAGAAGCCAATGCAGAGATTGCGGAGGAATGGCAAAATCTGCGAGATGAGCATGCAGAACTTCTTCAAGTGACCATGCGTATGCACGGATTAAATGAAATCAAAGGTGCGCAACATTTAAGTTACACGGGTGATTGGATACCAGTTTCTAAACTTACTGGAGATAGGCAACACGCAGAAGCAGCATTAGATACTTTCCGTTTGATCAACGAGGATCCGCTGCAAAGAACAGCAGCGCAAGAAATTATTTTCAATACTGCGGAAGATAAGATTTTTGACAAACTTACTGGGATTGCTGATGAAGCTAAAAACTTCAGACAGATAGATGGCGCTTACAGTCGTGGGCTTCCATTTAAAGCCCTTGAAGGACCATCTGTTCAGGGTCCAGCAGAATCACTTAAAGGGTTAAAGCCAGATGAGCGTCGAGCTTTTTTGCGTGAGCACGTAAAAAGTCTTCCATATACAAACGTAAAAAATATGACGGGGGGTATCCGCGAAGCTACTTTTATTGCAGCATTTGATCGCATGCCAATGGGTAGTTCAATTGTTCTCCCGAAAGATGCTCTTACCTTAAAATACTCAAACGAAGAACTTAAGCTAGGAACTTTTGTTGAGCTTTACAACAACAAAGGCAAGATGTCTATTCTCCCTCGTGGTAAAAAAGTTGATCCCGAAAACGCATTTGATGGTGTGGTTATTGGTTTTCAAGATGGGGAAGCAATTATTCAACCAGCGTACAAAGGATCAGCAACAGGTAAATCAACATTCAGATACAGTCCCGAGGCTGTTCGTTTTCTTAAAAATGCTCCAGTAGATACAACTGGGGCTGGTAATGGATTGAATCCTTACTACGGAAGAGAGCAAAGAATAAGTGACACAAAAGGTAAAAACTGGTTTCAATCAACTCAGGAAGGTTTGGATTGGTTTACCAATAAGTTCTTTCAAGAACTTTATGGACAAAAATTTGTTAAGACTGTTGAGCGTAGTCCAGTTTTTAGAAAGTTTTACTATGAAGAAATTGGTAATCAAATAGGAAGACTTGCTACTGACGAAGCTCAAAAAATAGTTAAGAAACTTGAGAGTTCGGCAAGAAAAGCTGGCTTTGGTGATGACATTGGAAAATATATTGGCAGTCAAGAAACTGCTACAAAACTTAAAAAGGTAGCAAACACCCCAGGGACTGGTACGTTAACAGCCAATGACTTAGACGACTATGCCCGTTTAGTTGGTATCACCAAAACCAAAGACTTATTATATGATGCAACAGAAAAAAACAACCTTGAAGATGCGTTGCGTATTATCTTTCCGTTTGTTGGTGCGTGGCGAGAAATTGCTGGGACTTACGGCAACTTAATGCTTGAAGATCCAAGTCGTTTAGCAAGGATTGGGCGATACACAAATAACCTAGCGCAATCTGATCCAGATGGTGATGGTCGTGGTTTTTTCTACGAGGATCCTCAATCTGGAGAACAGTACTTTAAGTTTCCAGAAATTTTTGGATTCCCAGCAGCGCTTAGAGCAGCTGGCGTTAAATCATTTTTTGAAGCACCAGTCAAGCAACTTAGTCAAGGTATGAGTTGGGTTCCAGGTCTTGGACCGTTGGCTCAAATTCCAGCTTCTTTCTTGTTTAAGAACACCCCAGATACGGATCAAATTGTGCAAACTCTTTTGCCTTATGGCAAGGTGGGTCTTAAGCCAGGAGAATTAGCTGGTCAGTTTAATCCATTGCCAGGCACGGCAACAAAAACTTTTTCTCTTCTTTACAGTTTGCTTGAGCCGCAAGATCTTGAAAAAAATAAAACTTTTGCAAGTACCTTACATGAAGTTGTGCGAGCAAAGTATGCATCAGGGGATTATGATTTCTCAACCCCAGAAGGATTTAGGAAACTTGAAAGCGACTCAGTTCGTGATGCTCAATTTATTTCAGTCTTGCGAATTGCGCAACAGTTCTTTGGACCAACAGCACCTCAGGTTGGTTTTCAAATTGAAGCACAAGATAAAGATGTTTACGTAGATGAAATGGTTAAAGTCTTTAGCAAAATGCAAGAAGAGGATTACGACTCAGCAGTTCCTCGTTTTCTTAATGTCTTTGGCAATGAGGCAGCATTGTATGTTGGTTCAAAAAGTAGGTCTTTGGTTCCTGGTCTTGAAGCAACACCAGAGTTTGGTGAATGGGAATTCGCGAATAAAAACCTTTTAAAGGATTACCCAGAAGTGGCAGCTTACTTTGCTCCACGGGGTTCAGAATTTAACTTTGACGTATACAGACGACAAGAACAAGAAGGTCTTCGGGAAAAACTTTCCGTTTCGGAAATGGTTGAATTAGCTCAAAACCGTATTGGTTCAGCCAAATTTAGAGCTGCTCGACAAATGTTTGGCGCTTTTCCATCTGAGGCAGAAAGCCAAAAACTTGCTGCTTATCGCCTTAAGTTAAGCAGAGAATACCCTGGCTTTAAACCAGTAGCTGAATTTACTGTTGGCAAATACCCGAATCAATTGATACAGCTTAGGGAGATTATAAAAGATCCACGATTGGCTGATAACGAGATAGTCCCATACCTTCAAAGATATTTAGCTTCTAGAGATTCTTTGCTTGCTACTTCAGGTCTTAAAAGTTTCAATTCAGAGGCTGCTATCCCATTAGCAGAGAATCTGTATTCTTTTGGTAATAGCCTGGCTGCACAAAGTCCAGAATTTGATAGAATCTGGCAACGATTGCTCTCATCAGAGGTTGAAAAATAATGGCTAACGGCGATAAAGATAACACAACTGCATCACAAGATGTCGCAGAAATGAAATTGGTTGGCGATACTGGGGTTAATTCTACTGGAATGGTTCCAGATCCAAATGCTGTAGTTTTGCCTGAGCGTTTACTTGATTTAACTAACACTCAAAATTTGGATCGACTTAAACAAGAAGCAGCTTATTCGCCACGTGCAACATCTCTTGGCAAAGAAGGGCAAAAAAACTATCAACCTGTATTTCAGCCAGCAGTAGGTTTTGCTGCAACACTTCCATCTACGCTTAAGGCTCAACGCGGACCTGGTGGTACCCGATGGGTTTATGTGGGTGAAGATTTGGTTGATGAAAACAATGTTCTTAAATCTAAATACACGGGTACTTCAGAAGATATTTATAGAGAATTTTTTAGATTAAAAAACGATGCTGATCGTTCACAGTTATTTCAAACAATGGAACGTTTGGGTTACTACCAAGGCACAGCGCAGGGCAAACCAAGTTCACAGGCTTTACAAGGCATCGGCTTAACTAATACAGATGAAAGTGCTATGAGAGATTTCATGTTGCAACTTGCAAACAATAAAGGTCGCACCATGAAAGCTTTGGTAGATCTTTACGCTACTGGCGCAATGAAGTTTCCTGCAGGTTTAGCTGGTGGCGGTCGAACCGTATCTGTTGTTTCGAGAGAGGATGCAGCAAAGCAAACTGGCAATGCGTTCTTTGAACTTCTTGGTAGGGCAGCAACCCCAGCAGAAGTAAAGATTGCAGTTCAAGCAATCCAAGATATGGATAGGAAACGTCAACTATCTAACGTTGAAAACCCGACTACTCTTGGCGTTGCAGCCGAACAACAAGCAATGAAAGCTTCACCTGGCGAGTTTGGTGCGTATTCGGCAGGTAAAGCAATTAACCAGATCTTTTCGTTGTTGGGTGGCGCATAATGGCAAAAACAAAAACAGAACCAAAACAAGATTGGCGTAGTGCTTTCATTGCAAAGTTTCCACAGTTTGCAAAACTTGTTGACGGTGGACCAGGAGAACAAGAAGCTCGAGCCAAGTTTGGTGATGACTTAATTGATCTTATCCAAGACGTAGCCAAAAGACCTAATCAGTACGAATTTACAACTCAGGCTGGTGTTGATGCTTTTAATGCAAAAGTTAAAGCAACTAAGTATTACAACGAAACAGTTGAGTCTGCTAAAGCATTTGATGCTTTATCTGATGTAGATAGAGCCGACAAAATTAGGGGTAATCGCATAACCATAGCTAGCGGTTATGGTGATCTTGGTTTGACAACTAAAGAATTAGATGACATTACGTTGACGGCGACACGTCGTGGTTTTAGTGGACTTGCTTTATCGCAATATGTAAACAGCGTTGTGGGAACTCGTGCCCGCGGTAAACAGGATTTGCTAGAAAGTCTTGATGCACAGGCGTTAAAAAAAGTAGCAGCAGACTACGGATACAATCCACCAGATTTAAACGAACAAATTCTTGCTGCACTTCAGGGCAAAGAATACAACGGAGAAGCTATTACTCTTGATACTTTTAAAAAGAAAGGTATGGCTTTAGCTAAAGCAGCACATTTTCAGTTGGCTCCACAACTGGACGCTGGTTTAACTCTTGCTGAAATCTTTAGTTCTTATCGAGATACAGCTGCTAACACATTGGAGTTAGCCCCAGAATCTATTTCGTTTAATGATCCAAAATTTAGAACAGCATTTGGCGGACCAAATACTCCACCACCTACATTGGGTGAATGGGAAACTATGTTGCGTACCGATCCTAAATATGGATTTGAAAAAACAAAAAAAGCAAAACGTGATGCTATGTCTATGGCTATGACCATAGCCCAAATGTTTGGAGAGGTTAGTTGATGAGTAACGTGAGTAATGAAATGATGTTTGATGGTGATGCAGGCGGTAGTGATCTATCTACACAAACACCAGAAACATTAGATCCTGCTGCTGTTTATGAAGCACGTGGATATTATGGCGATGAATCGTACATCAATGAGCTTGTAGGAAATACTGGTGTTGGTAAAGGTACTTTAAAACAAAGACAAGATGCTCTTGCTATTCTTATTCAACAAGGCAAAGATCGTGCTGCTTCTGCTGCTGCTAGCGAAGACGACGGAGGCGGAGACGACGGAGGCGGAGACGAATTTGTCCCAATGGTTGGAGCAAAAGAAATACTGCGAAACGTTTTGTCTTCGTATGGTCTTGAAGGGTTGTATGAATATGCTTGGTCGCTTTATGCTAACCAAACAATAGATGTCAACGATACTGAATCTTTTATGTATGCATTACGCGAACAGGAAGCGTACAAAAAACGGTTTGCTGCTAATGAGCGACGTAAAGCTTTAGGTTTTAATGAACTAAAACCAGCTACCTATATTGCTTTGGAAAAGTCATACAAAGATACTTTGGCTGCCAACGGTTTGCCACAGGGGTTTTACGATTCACCAGATGATTTTGAAAAACTAATTGGCGGTGACGTATCGGTATCAGAACTAAACAATCGCCTTAGGGATGCATACACGGTGGTGCGTGATGCCTCTCCAGAAGTAAAAAATAAGATGGCAGAGATGTACGGGATTACGGACGGGGATCTTCTTGCATATGTAATCGATCCAGATCGAGCACGTCCTCTTATGGCCCCAGACTACAAACGTCAAGCACAAGCAGCTTTGATTGCCGAAAGCGCCCAAAGACTTTCAGGACTTAACTTTAATAAAGATATAGCTGAACAGTTTGTGCGACAAGGTACTACTCAAGCAGAGGCAGAAGCAGCCTTCACAACGGTAGGACAGATGGGCGAACTGCGACGTAGTGGGCTTGGAGAACAACAAATCACAGATCTTCAGTTTGTTCAAGCTGCTTTAGGTACTGATGCTGAAGCTAAACGATTAGTGGAAGAACGCAAAAAGCGCCGTATCGGTGAGGTAACTGCTAGTGGTGGTTCGGCAACCCTTGCTCAAGGCGACAGCACTTCGTACAAATCTGGGTACGGTCAAGCAAATCTCTAATACAGATAGTCAACCCTTGACAATCATTAATTGTGATGTAAGATAGTTATATCCCATCAGGGATAACCATTGGAAATCCCCCCGATTTCAATGTGCTAACAGGGGTGAGATATGCAGCCACTTGGCCCCTCCAGCCAGGTGTGGGCGGAGGAGTGGGTCATGCAAGAACAAGACTTCTATGAAGAGGACAGCGTTCAGGAAGACCAGGCAGCAAAGAATCCAGTTCGTGCAAGGATGCGTGAGTTGGAGTCAGAGGTTAAGAGCTTGCGTCAGCAAGCAGAGGAAGCTAAGTCGGCTCAACGAGAGTTGGCATTTGTGAAGGCAGGCGTAGACCTATCTTCAGGGATGTCCAAGTATTTCGTGAAAGCTTACGATGGCGATCTCACACCCGAGGCAATCCGAGTTGCAGCCGCAGAAGCAAATCTCATTAAGCCCCAAGAAACTATGCAAGCAGCCCCTACACAGGAAAAGCAAGCATGGGATCGAGTTAGCAACGCATCACGCGTTGGAGACACAACTGAAGCGACGGTTGACTACAGCACTAGAATTGCAAACGCTAAATCCGAAAGAGAAGTAATGGAATTGTTGGCTCAAGCAAGAATGAATCAAATCAACAATTAACCAATTCTTTAAGGAGAATTAAAACATGGCAGGCGAAACAACAACCTCGTCCTTGTCTATCGACCAGGTGGCGTTTGACCGTCTTGCGTATTTCGCATTGCGTTCAGAACTTCTTTTCGATCAGGCAGCGGACGTACAACCAGTAGCACAGGCAATGCCTGGTACTGGAGTTACATTCACAATCTTCGCAGACATCGCAGCAGCGACATCTACGTTGAACGAAGTAACTGACGTAACCCCAACAGCGCTCTCGGACAGTCAGGTAACAGTTACCTTGGCTGAATACGGCAACGCAGTTGTTACAACAGCAAAACTCCGTGGCACAGCATTCTTGGATGTTGACTCGGCAGCAGCAAACATCATTGGCTACAACGCAGGTGACTCGATCGATCAAGTCGTTCGTGAAGTACTTGCCGCAGGAACCAACGTAGCTTACGCAACAGGTGGAGCTTCACCAGCAACATCACGTGTAACGCTGGCTGTAGATGACTTGTTGGTAGCAAACGACATCCGTAAGCAGGTAGCTGCTCTGCGTGGTGCAAACGTTGCAACCTTCAATGGTTCATACATCGGCTTCATCCACCCAGACGTGTCGTACGACTTCCGTTCGGCTACAGATGCAAGTGCATGGCGCACACCAGCTAACTACGTGGATCCAACTGGTATCTACAATGGCGAGATCGGCTTGTTTGAGTCGGTACGTTTCATTGAGACACCACGTGCCAAGGTATTCACCAACGCTTTCAACGGCGCAGGTGCAGCTGGTACAGGAGATGCATACTCAACTCTTATCATGGGTCGTCAGGCTCTTGCTAAGGCGTTCAGCACACAAGATGGCAATGGCGCAACACCGAAGATTGTCCGTGGCAATGTCACAGATATCTTGATGCGTCTGCAACCACTTGGTTGGTACTGGCTCGGCGGCTACGGTCGCTTCCGCGAAGCCTCGCTTCGTCGAATTGAGTCGGCATCAAGCATTGGTGCTAACGCCTCCTAATAATTAATTAGTAGGGCCTCCCCGTCATGAAAGGCGGGGGGGCTTTGCTATACTTTTACTAACGAAAGGTTTGTATGTCAATTTCTAATTATGCTGAACTGAAAATCTTGGAGCACACCACAGGTAAAACTGCTTGGACTATGCCAACGAATGTGTATGTCAAGTTGCATACTGGTGATCCTGGTGAGGCCGCTACTTCCAATGCTGCTGTTGAAGCAACTCGTAAAGTTTCTGCTTGGGCTACAGCGGCTTCGGGCGCTATTGCAACAAGCTCAACTATTGAGTGGACTAACGTTTCTACTACAGAAACTTATACACATTGGTCGTTGTGGGATGCGTCAACTGCAGGTAACGCTTTGTGGAGTGGTGCATTGTCAGCATCGGCTGCTGTAACTGCTGGCGATACTTTCCAAATTACTACACTAACCCTGTCTCTCGATTAGTCTTAGGGGGTAAACCCTATGGCTGCTTTTCAGGGCACACTTACAAAATATTCATCACCGTATAGACCTGCAACGGGTCTATACATTGGTGCGTTAATATTTCAATTAACTGCTACTGGTTCTGGTGTTGGTACAGAGACTGCAAGTAAACTTGTAATAAGAGCAAAGTCTGGTACTGGATCGGGAACTGGAACTGAATCAGCTTATGGTGTACGTGTAGTACTACGTACCGCTACAGGGTCTGGTGTTGGTACCGAAGTAACTGTTTCGGGACCTACTCAACTACGTATTGGTAAATTAACCGATTATTCGTTCCCATATTTAACTGGTGGTGCTTATTATGTAGGTGCACCTATAAAACAAACAGCTGCTACTGGTTCTGGTCTTGGTACAGAAACTGCAATTGCGTTTACAACAAAAGTAAAGTCTGGTACTGGTTCAGGAACTGGAACCGAGTCGGCTTCTGGAGTACGTGTAGTATTACGTACAGCTACAGGGTCTGGTGTTGGCGCTGATAGCGCAATAATTTCTGGTTCTAACCAGTTACGTCTTACTGGGTTAACCGATTATTCGTTCCCATATTTAACTGGTGGTCGTTACTACTTAGGTCCTGCAGTATATGCAAGAACTGCTACTGGTTCTGGTCTTGGCACAGAAACAGCAACTAGATTACTTATAGTTATCCGTACTGCTACAGGTAGTGGTACAGCAGGTGAATCAACAAGCACAACCAAAGAAGTTTTGGCTCGCACCGCCACAGGATCTGGCACGGGTTCTGGTGACGCAGATCCATTTTTGTCTCTTTTTAGATCAGCAACGGGTAGCGGCACTGGAACTTCTTTAACAACATTTATTCGTGGTTTAGTAAGAAACGGCACAGGTAGTGGACTTGGTACTGGAACAGCTACAGCGATAGAACTCCTACCAAGAACAGCAACAGGGTCTGGTCTTGGCACCGAGACTGCCACCAGAATCGTTGTAGCGCTCCGTACGGCGACAGGAGGAGGTGTTGGTACCGAGACAGCCAGCGGTATCGAATCGCTTCCTAGAACAGCTACAGGCTCTGGTGTGGGTTCCGTAAGTGAGAACGCTACATGGGTTAAGTCTCGTATGTTCAGGGTTCCACAAACTACAAACTTTGCTTTTGTTCAATCGTATCCAGATGTTACGTATCAAGCAAAACAAAGATTGTTTGCTCGTCTACCTAACGGGGTGCGAGTAGAGAATCTCTTTGAATTACAAGATGGTTCATATACAATTAATGATCCAAGAGACGGTACGGTAGTTAGGGTTTATCTTGGGTCGCATGTAATTCCATTAACGGATGAAGAAGTGGCAGATCTAACAGCAGCTGGATACGGAGCGTACATAACGTGAAGCATGCAGAAACCCATCCCGATTTAGATGTTGATGGTTGCTTTGGTTGTCGCATTGCGAATATTCGCATGGGCACTAATAGCACCACAACTCGTGGGAAGCAAGTAGAGCAAACAAATAAGGTAGAACGAAACTGGCAGAAAGATATGCCAGCTTATAAGCGTTTAAGGAAGGAAGGTTTGCAACCAAAACGAATTGATGGTTCAGCCGAAGTTGAAAAAAAAGCAGAACATAAATGGCAAGTCGAGACAGGGATAGGTATTAAATGAAAAACAAATCTAAAGTAAATGCTGCTGGTAACTACACCAAACCAGCAATGCGTAAGAGATTGTTTAACAAAATTAAGGCTGGTTCTAAAGGTGGAGACCCTGGTGAATGGTCTGCACGTAAAGCCCAGTTGCTTGCAAGTGAATACAAAAAAGCTGGCGGGGGATACAAGTAGTGGCGCTTGCTAAATCTCAACAGTCCCTAAAGAAATGGACCCAAGAAAAATGGAGAACTTCTGACGGTAAACCTTCTAAGGGAAAGAAACGTTACCTACCTTCAGCAGCTTGGAATGCTTTAACACCTGCAGAGAAAGCAGCAACAAATAAAGCCAAAGCTGCTGGCAATGCAAAAGGTAAGCAGTTTGTTAAACAACCTAAAAACATCGCAAAAAAAACAGCAAAGTACAGAGGAAAATAAATGGCTAAAAAACTTACTGTTGCGCAAAAGTATAGTCAACTAAAAAAGCAGACTGAAAGTGCTGGCATGAAAGTAATGGAAAAAGACGGCAAGATTGTCGTATCTCGTAGAAAGAAAAAATAATGGCTAAGACTCCAGCATGGCAACGCAAAGAAGGAAAGAATCCAAAAGGTGGACTCAACGCAAAGGGTCGTGCATCGTATAAAGGTGGGACATTGAAAGCACCTGTTAAAGCAGGAGACAATCCACGTCGAGCATCATTCCTTGCACGTATGGGGAACATGCCAGGACCTGAACGAGATGAAAAAGGCAGACCAACAAGACTGCTATTATCTTTACAGGCTTGGGGTGCTTCGTCTAAAGCGGATGCACGGTCTAAGGCTAAAGCAATATCCGCACGAAATAAGAAAGGCAAATAATGCCAAAAGTAGGAAAAAAGGAATTCGCTTACACCCCAAAAGGTATGGCGATGGCTAAGAAGGAAAAGATGAAGATGAAGATGAAAGCTAAGAAAAAGAAATAATGACAACAGCAGCAACGGTAATTAATAAAACGTTGCGGCAACTTCTATCTGGAACGGTGGAGGCCCGCAACAAATTGGCCTCTACCATTACAGACTCAGGTACTTCTGTTGTTTGCACGTATGCCATAGAAGGTTTACGTGCTGGACAGGTTTTTGAAATTGATTCTGAAATGTTTTATATTTGGGCAGCCAATGTTTCTACTCAAACTTTGACGGTTCAACGTGGATTTAATGGAACAACAGCAGCCGCACATACAAGCGGTGCGTTGCTAACGGTTGCCCCTAGGTTTCCTAGAGCTCAAGTACTTGAAGCAATCAACGATGAGGTACTAGATCTTTCATCACCAGTTAATGGATTGTTCCAAGTTAAAACTTTTAACCAAACATACAACGGCACAGACAGAATGGTTAACTTAACATCAGCTACTGATGTCATAGATGTTCTCAATGTATCTGTTCGTTATCTTACCGACGATTACCCAGTAGCTCGCAAAGTAAAACTTGTTCGAGATCTACCAACCGATGACTTTGCTTCTTCCTTTGCTCTTAAGTTTGACCAAGCTGTATACCCTGGCAGACTTCGTGTTGTCTACAAAGCGCCATACACTTCAGTTACTACTGAAGCAACCAACCTTAATACAGATTGTGGTATACAAGAATCAGTAGAAGATATTGTTGTTATCGGTACACAACTTAGATTGATGGCCCCACGCGAAATCAAACGAAACTTTATTGAGTCACAAGGCGATACACGTCGATCAGAAGAAGTAGCTTCTGGTGCAATTAACAACTCTGTAACAGTCCTAAGGCAACTACGGAGAGACAGAATCATTGCGGAGGCTGCACGATTGATGCGAGCATATCCAACATTCTTGACAAGGGAATGATCCGTGTCATTACTACTGCGGTATACGAATGCCTATCTTCCTTCCCCTGCTTACTACACAGGACAGGAATCTAGTTCCTTGGTCCCAGATATTTTTCCTGTCGCAATTGATTCAAGACCTTTTCTTGTAGATCTTAAATCTAATTTGTTTTCTCGTGGTTTTGAACCACGTGTTCGTGATTCGGTTGACCAATCAACTACACCTGGCGAAGCAGCTATTAACCCACAGGGATTGTGGCGACGTGGTGAAAGCTCTTGGCATCTTGGTGCTGGACAAAAGTATGCCGACACAGCAGAAGCACAGGACTATAGGTTTAATACAAGTCAAGGAATTAACCCTTGGACTAAAGGCCAGATCTCGTTGCTTAAAAGCGTAGCTTTATCTAAAGCTGCTACTGGTACAAACTTAAAAATTGCTACGACAGATACAGAAGTTTATTTCTTAGATGGTACAAATCTTTACTATTCAACAGACCCGTATGCATCAAGCCCATCATGGACAGCTGTAACTGGGCTACCTGGTGGTACGCCACGCGACATGGTTAGTGACGGATCAT